TCACCGTCATCAATCTCTTCGGCGAGGTTGGCATTAAAGTCATCTTCAACTTCTTCTGCCTCAATCTCTAGTATGGGCATCCCGTCGATGCCAATGCGCACGGCTTCGGGGTCTTCGATCTCTATCTCAATCCCAGAAAACATATCATCTGGTGGCGGTATTAATTGATCATTCAAACCCATCGGGGCTTGTCCTAGTGCCTTATCAATTGCCATATTTTGTCCTTAGTAGTAACCCTCAAACCTGCGTTTAAATGAAGGCAGTTCATCTTCTTCGTCTAACAGAGTTCGAACAAAACCACCCTTGCGGAATCTCATCAACGCAAGGGAGACTGTATCAACATAGTCATCATGCTCTCCAGAAGGGAAAGATGCAACCTCGTCAACTACTTCCTCTGCCCAATGTGTATTTGGTGCCCAGACTCTACCAGAAGCAAATAGGTCTGAAACTGCATTAAGTCTGGTGATTTTGTCGTTTCCTTTGACGGGCGTGAATTCTTGAACCGGTATACCCATCGCTCTGAGTTCATATATAAGAGGAGCGCCAGAGGCTTTCTTTTCAATGATCATTGAGTCCGGTTCCCAGTCCTTCCACTCCTCAATAACCTTTTTCTTTAGAGCTGGGAACTCCAATCTATCTCTAAGGGCGTTTAGCAGTATCAGATTACTCTGCATTATTCCGTTTTCATCTGCTTTTTGAAAAACACCCCACAAAGTACAGGCTGAGTAGTCTGCTCGGTTGCTTTTCTCAAACGCCGTATCCCATGCCATAAGGGTAAATTCACAGGTTGGTGGGTCTCCTTCCTCCCAAATCCTCCACCACTCCCTTTTTACAATGGCTGACTCTTCTGAGGTTGGGTTTTGTTGGTACTGAGCCTGCCATTTTGTGTTTGGCAGTTCGGTTTTAAGGGCGTCTAACTCTTTAAGTGACCAAAATTCAGGCCACAAGGGGTTGCCAGAGGGCAAAATCGCCGGGAATTCAATAACCTCCCACGATTCCCCGCCCCTTTGACCCTCGGCCTTCAAGACTTGGCCCGTTAAGTCCCTCTTTCCCCACCGAGTCATCACTATTACGATAGCTCCGCCTGGTTGGAGACGCTGCCTTGGACCCGATGTGTACCATTCTGTGACCTTATCGTAGATTGAGGGGTCATTTGCAGCTAGTGCTGCCTCTTGTTCTGAGTGCGGGTCGTCAATAATGAGGAGGTCGGCACCCTTACCAGTCACGGTACCCCCGACACCGATAGCAAAGTACTCACCATCAGCGTTAGTAGACCAACGGCCAGCCGCTTTTGAGTCGTGCCTGAGTGAAACATTAGGAAAGATCTTGGCGTAAGTCTCCCCGTCCACCAGATTTCGGACTTTCCGGCCAAAGCCTACGGCTAGTTCGGCGGTGTTCGAACACTGGATGATCTTTTTCCCCGGATACTTACCTAGAAACCAAGCAGGCAATAAGTAAGAAGCGAACTCAGACTTAGTGTGCCGGGGTGGCATATTAATGATTAACCGCTTTAACTTCCCTGAGGCAATGTCTTCAAACTTCCTAGCCATGACGGCATGGTGCCTGCCCGAAATAAACCCCGGCCACATAGTCTTCACAAAAGATATGAAATTATTCTGTCCCTTTTCCCTGGCGACCGCATCCTGATACTGAATAGCCATAGCAATAATCCCCTCCCTTTCACCCTCAGGGAGCTGGCTAATCAAATCATATAACTTACTCAATCGAACGCACCTTTAACCCAGCAGGACGGATAGACCGCGCCCGATTGGGAAGGCCCTTACAAACCCCCAAGTCCACAAGAACTCTCATCTTCCTATGCACATTCCCCTCCCCCTTCGCCCCAGTCATCATCATCACTTCTTTGACCGTAGGACCATAACCAAATCTCTTCCACCACTCATCAATAACCAAAAATATTTCCTTCTGAGCTGGAGTCATATATCCCCCCTCCCCATAAACAGGGGACCCAAAAACACAAGGGGGGGGTTTTCTATATTACTTATTCCCCCTAACCGCCAAAAAAACATACCCCCCACCCCTAAGTAAGTAATCACTTTATACATAAGTCATTGATTTATAAGGATTTGTCACTTGTATCACCTGTACAAGTGAGACTTGTATCATCTTCGGAGGCGATTTCTTCTTTTGTAGCAGAACCAGAATCACTAAGTTGGTGAGCCGATTCTTCGATGCATCCACTGTGTGGAATAGTATGACTAAGTGCAGCAGGGGTGTCGAAATTTTTTTGGGGGGTGGCAGGGTGGTGGGGTGCGCTCTCTACGGTTTCGGACACGGCTCCCCCTCCGAGTTCTGCCAATAGATCATCGCCGGAGACATCGACATCTGTCGCCTCGAACTTGATCGCCGACCGGATGGAGGCCAGAAGTTTTTCGCGGATCTTCTCCGAATCGTGAGTGATAACCGTCTCTCTTCTCTCGGTGAACAACGCGACCTCGGTAATCTTCCCCAATAGTTCCAGACACTTGACCCTCTGAGCCGGTGGCATCTCGGGATCTAGTGCGCCCTCGATTAACTTATGGATAGTCAGCGCCCTCAAGTGGGCAGGAGTTGCGAATTTCTGCGCCTCTAATGCCACCTTATAGGCCTCCACTTGCGAGACTATTGCAGGGTTCTTCATTAACTCTTGGCCTTCTCTGCTTGCGCTTGCAGGTTTGGCCTTAGTCTCTCTGCTCTTCCGATACGCTCCGGCCTTTGTTTCTCCGAGGGCAATCTGACGGGCGAACTCCTTCTGCTTTGCGGTCAGAGACTTTTCCTTTGCTCCTATTGATCCCAATAGAACCGTCTCTATCGGGACTGATTTTAGGCCTTCTTTTATCTCTGCTCTACTTAATCGCTTCATGGGAATTCTTTCGGAGTTTCTGAACTTGCCGTGATTGTAATCCGGACTTTTAATTTCTGCTGGCTCCTTCTCGTTTCTGCGGGGAGTTGCAAAAAAACAAACCCCAAAAACCAGGTTGAACAACCCCCTTAAAAAAAATTAAAAAAAGTTGAAATTTTCACTTGACTGTCAACTCGAAAGGGTTCAGAATCGTTGATGCAATAGTTGTATCTTTTATAAATTCATCTGCTAGGAGTAATAAACCATGAACGCAAAAACCTTAATTCATCGGATGTTGACTGAAAACACGGGAAGACATTTCCTCGACTCGGGGGGCGCATATGGGAGGAATTGGGAGCGCAATCAAAAGAAAACTATCGAAGATTTTGAAAGCGAACCGAGCGCAACTCTTGAAGTGTACCGATGGGAGCGAGACGGGAAAGTCTCTTATGACTTCTCCCCGACTATTTCCCTTTTTCACCACCTGACCGAGTGCTTAGAACTTGACGATCTCTGCCGTGAGTTTAACGCTCTATTCGTTTCTGATTGGGATTCCGAGGACTTTTATGGAGTGAGTGCCGACGGCGAGGAATGGCTCAAATCCTCCGGATTTAATTGGAAAGGGGATTCTTTCAATTCCTACAATTGGGGCGCAAATTTTAGCCAGACTATTCAGGGGCATTTTTTAGACTTGGACGGCGAAAAGTATGTCCTCCTGCAAATCCACGGGGGATGCGATGTTCGGGGAGGTTATACCGATGCTCAACTTTTCAAAATTAAATCCGGTGAAACCTATTCGGTCTTTTCCGAGGACTGTTTTTTCTCAGCGGGGGATTTTGGCCTGAGTTGGAACTCCGAGTGGATCAATCAAGAGGGCGGATGCGCCACAGACGAGGACTTCGAGCGGTTCGCCTCTGCCTTGAACCTGACCGAGGAAAACAATAAAACCACTATTGAGGGGGATCATTATGCCTACTGCTAGAACCTATAAAACCGAATTTCCGGAGTTTTCCGGCGAGATGCCCACCTTCGAGGGGTTCGAAGATACTTCTTGGAAGAACGACGCTTGCCCCACTTTTCAATTCCCACTTGGGGGGGGTTCTTTCCTCCGAGTCTGGGTTGATTACGCCGACCCAAAAGACAGAGACACTCCCGAAAATGAGCGATTTGGCGTGGATTTAATACACGAGGAGTATTGGGAAAGCACGGCCACGGTTCTGCAAACCGACGATTTAGAGTTGGTGCGGTTTGTCTGCGGACTTATTCAAAAAGGACACGAGTCCAAAGTCCCCTGTTTTTTGTGCAAGTGGGGCGATCTCTACGAGTTCCACACGGAAGAGACTCTGCGGAGGGACTACGGGGAAACCAACCTTTACGAGGCGGATTTACCGTGGGCGGATGGGGAGCAGGACTTTCAAGAAGTCCTCAAGAAACTCAAGGCCGGAATATACAGTTGGAACAATTGCGACAACATGGAAATTTTCACAATATCAAAGGGGGTTTTATGAACATCGAAGAATTTAGAAAAACTAGGGAATTTTCGCCAGATCTCCGGATTAAGTTTCCCGAGGAGTTCGATCAATGGCATTTCGAAGGAGGTGCGCCCGTTATGGGGTTCGTATATGAGGGAAGGTGGTGGATTCAAATCCTCAACGGGACTTTTTACACGGTGCTAGGGAATTTTGATCCTTCCTCGGTCTGCCTTGACG